TGGGTTAGATAAATCCATTACTTTATACTTGTTTTCTAATCCTTCTACATCATGTAGTATTCTTGCATACACGATATGTTCTTTTAGTTTACTTTCAGCAATATCTAATAAATTATCAAACGATATGTATTGATTTTGCAGTTCAGGGAATAATTTAAATATTTTTTTAGCACCTAAACCTTTAATACCTGCAATTCCATCTGAATTATCACCCATTAATAGTTTATAGAGTAAAAAATTGTTAGGATTAACCCCAAATCTTTCCTTTACTGTATCCGTTGTGTAATATTCTTTTTCAATTGGGCGATATACAATTATCTTTTCTGTAACTAACTGAAGGTAATCTTTGTCACTTGATACAATAAATACTCTGTCTTCTGGTTGGGTAGGCAATATTAAGCTTAAATGTGCTATAATGTCATCTGCTTCTACCCTACTTAAAGATATTGTTTTAACAGGTAATGTTTGTAAGTATTGGATAATTCGAATAATTTGATCTACTTTAGAATCATCTTCTTCTTCCAAATTATCAAATAATTCATGTTTTGTAACTCGAGTTATGTTTCTTGTAGATTTATATTCTGGTATAATGTTTTTTCTATTGTTTGAAGAGCCAGGTCCATCAAACACAACATAAACTTGAGTTGGTTGTATTGTTCTAATTAAAGCACCTAATGAACGAAAAAATCCCCCTAAACCTCCTATATGGACTCCGTTTGAATTTACAGCATTTATAGCGCTAAAGTTTCTAAAAAATAAATTAAGTCCATCTATTAAAAGGTAACGTTCAGATTGTGGCAATTCTTCTCCTTGTTCTTGTATATTATTGAGAAGGTTTAAGAGGTCTTTTTTCATATAAAATATTAAATTAAATCTTCTGGTTCAAATAGATCTGAAATATCTTTCTTTTCGTCCCATTCAGATTCATCAATATCAATCCCATAGGTTCCTGCTCCTAAAATATTAATCCACTCAGCAGCATGCTCTTTTTTATATTTATCTATTGCATATGGTTTATCATCAATAAACCCATGTACAGTTGAAATTATAGTTCCAGTTGTTGTAATACCATTAATGTGATTTTTATCACAAGCAATTTTAGTACGTAATGCAAATTCAACTTTTTTCTTATCTTTAGTAGCACTAATTTTTGATGTGCCTGCATTTGTAACATTTCCAAATGTTAAGCATAAAGATACATCATAATAAAATGTGTCTCCACCTTTATTTGTCATTCTAGGTTGTGACATTGGAGTTAAAGCCGGAGCAACACCTACTTTGTTTACAATAAACAAGGTATTCGTGTATTTTGAGCTTTCTTTACGAGACATTACAATCTGCTGATTGATAAAATTACCAAATTGAGTTGCAATAGCCCCCGCGTTCCACATTGGATTATTTTTGCCTTGTTCAATCGACATTTGGCAAGGAATTGAACCAACTGAATCCCACATAAATAATAGGTCATATGGTAGGTTTCCTTTTTTCTGTTCAGTTAATAAATCAATAATAAATTCTGCAATATCTTCAATTGAATTTAAAGTACTTCTATCTTTATAGATAAAAAATCCAGTTTGATCTACAATTTCACCTGTTTCTTTATCAACTATATCTTCAATTTGAAAACCCATTTTTCTCCAGTGTTCCCAATCATGTTTCATTTCGGTAATAATCAATACAGGTAATACTCCCATTTTTTGAGCATTTACTGCTATTTCAATAGTCATAGTGGATTTACCAGTATTTGATTTACCGCGAACCATGGAATTATGACCCATAGGAATACCAGGAATAGATAATGCTTCTTGTAAAGCTGGTGAAAATGGAATCCACCTTTGCGGTTTAAATTTAATATTTGATGCTAGACCTTTATTTGCTTTAAATTTATCTAAACTAAAAGCGGTTTTTAGTTCTTTATCCGCCGCTTCTGTTAGCGATTTTCTTCCTTTTGCCATAATTTATTTTAACTAATTAAAATGGTACATCATCATCGTCAAACAAATCATCAAATTGATCTGCTTTAGATTTTTTAGCAACTGGTTTTGTAGACAAGCTATAGTTTGATTTTGGTTCTTCTTTTACTTCATTAACTGTTGCTTCATCTTCATCTTCATCTTCTTCTGGGTTTAGCCATTCTTGAAGTGCTTGTTTGATTGTATCAAATGGAAGGGGTTTATATAAATCTTTTGGATTTTCTTGTTCTTCTAACCATTTTTCAATTTGTTTTGAATCTTCAGACAATGCTGATACTTTCATTGAAGGAGCAATTGTTGTTTTATTGTAAGCTGTTCCTGTTGATTCAGGTCCTACAGTAACCAATTTAATGTCTCTACCTGACATAACATCTGTAAAATCACCTACTTCCTCATCAGCAGCCATTTGCAAAAATGCTTCGTAAATTTCTTTACCAAATTCCCACAATTGAACACCTTCAGATTCTTCACCACGTACAATTACAGGAGCGTAAATACGAGTTTTAGGGTCTAATTTTTTAGCCAAACGCCAATTTTCCTTATCGTTTGTACCTCTAAGTTGTTTTGCAAATTCAGCAATTGGATCTTTTTCCCCCCAATTTAATGGTGAAGCAATTACTTTACGACTTCCGATTCCATAATAAAATCTCATTTCAGTAAATGGATACTCTTTGTTGAATTTGAACGGTACAACTCTTACCGTTTGTTTGCCAATTGTTGGTTTAAAACGCTTGACATTACTTGAATTGTTAGATCCTCCATTTGAGGTCTTTTGCATTGATTCAAGTTTTTTCTTGATTGCATCTAGATTCATATATAACTTAATTTATAATTTACAACGTTTAATATAATAACCTTAATTTAAATAGCCAAACTATTTTAATTTGAAATTCTACTTTCTTAAATATATTCTTTCTTCTTCATATTGAGGCACCTCATCTATAGAAATTTCTTCTCCAGCACCATTAAAAATTTTAAATCTATATTTTTCAGTCATTAGTTTAAAAAAATTTAAATCATTACGCCCAGAAACTTCTTCATCTTTCATTTCAAAATCAATTACATCAGCATAAAAAACTACTTCTCCTCCAGGAGAAAGAGCATCATTTATGGTTTTTGTAAAATTTTCTTGATTAGAAATATAATGGGTAATTTTAGAAGTTACAATATTTAAAACTTTTGGAAGAGAAATATAATTATTCAAGTTATGTCTAATATAATATACTTCATTATATTCATCACCTAAACCATAATCCACTGCCTCTTCCCCAAATTCATCAGGATCCATAATGTCAACATGAACATATCCTTCTTCTTCAGGCATGCCTCCTCCTCCTAGATTGTAGCCTGTAATATTTGAAGGGAGAGATGTAATTGTGTCATATTGGTACTCATCGTCAGGGAATGTAAAGTGGTATATTTTATCAGATGGGGATTCATTTAATTGAATTCCTGCAAGTTTTTGCATTCTTTTAAATTCTTCAGATAAAATCATTTTTTTTATAGTTCAACTATTTTAAATATTTTTGTATTTAATTGTTTAATCTCATTATGTTGAGTTAGCAATATACAATTTTTATAATGTTGCCAGTTTACTGGGTATTTTGTATCAACTACTCCACCATTTAATCTTTTAATTAACTCGTTTAATGCATTTATAGTGTAAAGTGTGTTTGATTCTTTTTTTCTGTGCACTAAAATAGTCTGTTCAGGAATATCGTTAATATTTCCTTGATCAACATTATATGTGATAACATATTCGTTATTACTTTTAATATGTAATACAAACATTTTATTATACATTATAGAATACTTACTAGATAATTCTGCAATCAGTTCATCCAACGCCTCTAAAGCTGTAAAAGTACAAAATAGTCTATTATTCATTAATGTAAAATCAAAAACTTGATCAAAGTCATACTGATCATACATATGATATGGTTGGTTCAAAATAGTGTGCATAACTTTATTTAATATTATTGTAGTTTGTACCTTTTTTAATTTTAACTTGTAATTTATGTTTATTAAATATCTCTAGTATTTTAGGTATTATTTCTGATTCATTCTGGTCAAAATCAAATAAAAATGAATCGTAAACATATAATACAAGTTTAGTATTTTTTCCTTGTAATATTTTAAAAATGTCCCATAATATAAGAACATTATTTGCAGTCTCCAAGTTTTGTAAAACATAATTTAAAAGCTTTTGTGGATTCATATCCTCCATTTCATTTTTTATAAATTTATGGTCTGAAATAGGGCATTTAATATATCCACCAGAGCTAAAAGTATTCCATAAATCATCTATATACGCTTGGGTTCTTTTAAAGAATTCTATTTCTTTGTATTCTTTCCAAATTCCACCGTAAAGTTGTTTAAACGTGATTTCTTTTGCTTTGGCATAGTCCACTCCATACATTTGAGCGAAACTACTGTGAATATCCACATCACCAAAATTATAATCCAATAAACTAGCAAGAAGGGTAGGGTGGTAAGCACTAATATCCATTTCAATAAAAATGTTATTGCGGGGGATAAAACATTCTCTTTCTCCATTGTCTTTATTTAAAGTTGAAAAATTAATTCCTCCAAATGTGTTTGAAGGACGGGTTGTTAATGTATTTAAATTGTATTGCGTGTATATAAACTCATCTATTTCTTTATCAAAATGTTGTTCGAATAATGCTTGGTCTACTTTTATACCCGCTCGTTCTAGTTGATTAAACACAAGCGCTGCTTTATTGTAAAATGGATTTAATTCTTTTAACTTAAAATTAGCAAAATTTTGTTCACATACCTCGTAATGTTTTACAATTGGAACTATTGTATTTAAATTGTATAAAGTTGGGTATTTGTTGTAAACATATGTGTGAGCTTGTGTTAGTTGTGGTATATACGTATGTGGGGAAGGTGAGTATTGGGCACAATGTTTAATGCAAAAATAATGTAAAAACTCCTTCCTATCTCTTACATAAATATGTTTTATACTATTTAGTACTTTTAAACAATCTTCTATTGTTGTATTTATTGTTTCACTGTGGTTTATTGGTATGATATATCCTTTTGAATCGTCTCTTGGACGAATATATAAGGCACATATTTCGTTTTCAACAGGATGTAAATTATGTGATGTAGGTATTACTTCAACATAAGCTACCTCGTACTTAATTTGACAAAATATATCTATTTTCTTTTGATCTTCTATAAGCCAATACATGTTTTGAAGATACAAAAAGTATTTTAAATATCCAAAAAAAATTAATAACCCCCACCTCCTCCACCACTATATCCTCCACCACTACTCATTCCTCCACCACTATATCCTCCACCACTACTCATTCCTCCACCACTAGATCCCATATTTTCTGTAGTATCAGGTTGGGAATAAGAAGTATTTGTATTATTTTGAAGAAATGTTGGCAAATTTTCTGGGTTAGATAGGTATTTGGTAACTATTTGGAGAAGGGTTTTGCCTGAAACAGGGATAAGGGTTTCATGAGGAGCATCAGTATGAGTTTTTCCTACCATTGGGGTGGTGTTTTTATGTACATGGTAAAATCCTACATAATTTTGGCCATTTTGAGTAGTAAATTCATCTCCAGAAGTATATAAATCATTAATATTACTAGGTGATGATGGATTTGCTATGTTGCCGGTTGTTCTACTTCCTTCAGTATATACTTTTAATAGTTTTGCATATTTAGAAAATCCAATCCACCCAAGCCGAGATTCAATAATTGATGGGGAAAGGTAAAATGATCTACTATTAAGATTATATGTTAAAGATGTAGGAGTATATAAGTCCCATGCTATTGATTTATCTTGAGATTGAAGTTTATTAAATGTGTCTTTATTGATTTCAATGTATTTATACTCATTGTTCTTTTTACAAAAATATCTTGTAATTGCTCCTTGTTGAATTTCTTGTGGGGTTGGTTTTGGATAATGAAATGAGGGGATT